CTGATGATCCGAGCAATGAGGATGCGCCACTCGCGGCTGTAGTAGATTGGGTCGGCGGTCTTCAGTGGTGGCGGGACGCGCCGACTATCCGAGGTAGGGATACGAGGCGGTGCGATACCGATGCGCGGCGGCCTGCTCAGCACGGCGTTTCAGAAAATCAATTTGATTTGAGTGACGGCTCTCACACCTAGCAAATGCGAATACGCCATATCGGAGAACTGTCAAGGATTTATTCAAACGCCGAAGTGCTTTGCCAGCACACCCAACGCACCGACCAGCGTACCCTTGGCCACCTCTTCTCGCAACGGCCGACCGCCCCAGCCCTCGCGCATCGCCCATTCGCGCATCGACAATTCGCAGCCCAGCACAAACCACGCCGCAGTAGCACACGGGCTGCCGTGCCCACCGAGCGCGTCCATAGCGGCGATGATGCGACGCCGTGCCCGTTCGCTGCCGTGCGGCCCAGCGCCATTGCCGCGGCCTTCGCGCACGATGTCGGCAGCCCGCAGCGGGTCCAAATGGGCCAACTGGAACAGCCGGGCGAACTCCTCGCCAGCGTGCCGCTCCCGCGCGCCGATGTGACCGTGCCGCTCGAGGCGGCCGAGCAGCCCCTCGACCCGCCACGGCATGCCGATGGCGCCCACTGCATCGGCGAGCGTTGCCGCATCGCGCGTCACCCGGTCGTGCTGCAACCGCTCGGGGAGGAGACCGTCGACAGAAGCCATCATCGCGTGTCGCCGCTATCAAGTTTTTGGCCGGATATGACAAGCCCACGCTCGGAGCGCGGCCCAAGTTGAAGGCGGCGCCAGGCGGGCAGTAACCCGCCCAACGCCTGACCACAACCGAACGCAGGTATTTCGATCATGGCTTATCGCATCCTAACGACCGCAGCACTGCTCGTCGCGCTCGTCGGCCCGGCAGTGGCCGATGAAATCCGCCCTGACGGGCCGCCGCTTGTCATTTCCCGAGCCGGCACTGGAGTGCTGGTTCAGACGGCCACCCCGTTCGGGAACGTGTTTGTCGCAAACCCTGACGTTGCCGACGTTCAAATCCCGACGCAGGGCGGCAGGAACCTGATTTACGTTTATGGTAAAAAGGCTGGCCGCACGTCTCTCTACGCTCTGGGGGACGACGGCCAAGTGGCGATGAGCCGCGAGGTCAACGTAACCGGCCCGAGAACGGTGCGGGTGCTGCGCGGCCAGAAGGAGCAGATTTGGTCCGAGGTTCACGGCGAGCCGACGAACTCGGGAACAAATATCGCCGATCTGCCGGCGGGCTCGACTGTTAGCGTTCCCGTGGGGCATTAGGCGAGAGATCACCACAGCAACCGCAGCGCGCGCCGCAGCCGCCCGTCGCGGTCGGCGATCTCGCCGGCCCGGCGCACCGCTCGCCGGGTTTGCTCCCGCGATAGCCGCGCTTGCATCGGCACCAGCCGCGGGCCGTCGGGATCGAGCCCGGCGGCGTGCTGGATCTGGCGCAGGAGTTCGATCCGCAGCATCCAGGCGTCATAGCGGTCCATCAGCATCCCTCCTGTGGCGGCGGCCAAATGCCAGCGGTGAGGCACCGCAGCCGGTGCAGCGGTTGCCGAGGCTGACGCTGGTAATGCTCGGCGGGCCGTCCTCTACCCAGCACGGGCTGCCGTTGTGGCATTCGATCGGGCGATATGGCTCGCGTCGGTCGCGGTATTCGGCGAACAGCGCGAGCGCTTCCGGCGGGTATCGGCGGGGTTGGCTCATGGTGCCTCGCCGTCATCGGTTTCGGCTAAGAACTTTAGTTCTTGTTGTGTGTCGGCCTCGCTCTCTAACACCGCGCGGAGCCGCTTTAGAAAAACTCTATTCTCATCGCTGAAGCTCTCGCCGCCCGTCTTTTGCTTGTGTGTATTGGGGCTCAACGGCCATCCGTTCACCGTGCGGTTGTCGCCACGTAGTCCGTTGTAATGGTCGACCTCAACGAGCGGGTGTGGCAACAGATGCCCCTTCCCGTCGGTCAGTTTGACTTGTCCTCCGCCTGGGTCGAGGCCGCCATAGAACCGATCGAGCGTCCTGGCATACAGATCGCATTGCTGTTTCGAGAAGTCCTTTCGTTCGTCGTCGTCTTGTTGTTGAATGTACCGCTTGATATCTGCGAGATCTTGCTTGCGATCGTTATCGTTTGCTACCAGCTTGGCGAGTAGTTCGATGACGTCTGGCGAAGCGATATGAGCGCGGTCGGCTGCGTCTAGCAATTTGGTTTCAGTCTTAGCGTCGATGGGGCGAAGCCGGCCGTGCCGCCACTCTATGAAGACATCGGCGATCTGCGATTGCACTTCTTCGATGTTTGTGAGTTCGCATCGCATGCAAATCAGGATGACCTGCTTCTCTGTCAGCAGATAGTCGATCCCGGGGCGACCGCGCGTAGAGGATTTTGTATTACGGTAATACAAAATCCCCCACGCAGAGTGCACGCTTAAGCGACGAATCAATTGCCGGATCTGTCGGGGCTCGACGTATCCGAGCGCTTGCCCGAGATCCAGATCAAGCACGCAAGGTTCGCCCTCATGCTCGGTTATCCGCATTTTCGTTGGATCGAAAGGAAGCCGGTTCGGCGGCGCCGGGACACTGCACGTATCCTCGTCACGCTCAAAAAGCGAGGGCTGCCGGTCATCGTGGCGGTTCTTCATTCCGCGGCCTCCGCGAGAAACTGCCGCGGCACGAAGCATCCGGGCTCGCCGGGCTTGGGTCCGAAGCTCGGCAGCCACCAGCCGTCGAGCTGCCATTGCCGCACACGGGCGGCCCACGGGGTTTCGGCCACGGCTTCGGTCGGCGGCGAGCCGTTGGTTTTGGGTTTCGGTTCGCGGCTGACCCACGCCCGCAGGCTCCACTCGATCCAGCGGCGCAATTCGACGGGTCCGTCGGCGCGGGCGGCGAACTTGCCCCACTCGAGCATCAGGTTGACGGGTTCGAGCTGCGCCTCGTCGCGGGCCGCTTCGGCGTCGGCGAGCCATCCTTCCGGGATGTCGCCGAGCGATTGCCGCGGCTCCGCTTCGCTTTCCTGATTCTTTTCTAAAATCTTGAGAGAGGGCCTTGTCTTTGTGTCGGGCGAGCCTATTACGCGCGCGTGCGCAGTAACATCCTCAAGGCTCTCTCTTTCTTTCTTCTTAAGGGTATGGGTTGCTACAGTTTTGCTAGGATTTTTCTCTAGCAAAACCGTAGCTTTTGCTAGACCCGAATTGGCCGATTTCAGTGCCTTAGCTTTACCACCCGCGGATCCGAAAATGGTACGAATGGCCCTCGTTTTGAGCACGAAATTCCACTCCGACTCTAGCCGTAACTGATGCAAAAATCCGTCATCTATTTGAAAAAACTCAATAACGGTCGGGCGCAGCACGCGACGCCAATGCGGGAGGCTGCAACGGCAGATCCGCGCCAGTTTTCTGTCGTCGTCGGGTAGGGGCTTGCCGTTGTTTCGCCAGGTAGCGAACAGCAGCAGGAGATAGGCGCCGAATTGCTCCGCGCTGAGATGCAGCGTGTCCCCGATCAGGGCGTCGGGCCATACCGGCATCATCGGCGCTTGTGACACGTCAATCCTCCCATCGGTCTTTATGCGCCATCGCCCATCCGGCGAGTTGCTCGCGCACCCGGCGCCACTGTGCTGGAAAGTCGCATTGCAGCGCGCGCTGGGCCTCCTCGGCAGTGATGCCGATGCGCTTCCAGAAAGCGATCTGGTCGTCGGCGATTCGGTATGCGGCGGGCCAGGTCATAACTCGCCTCGCACGCTGAGGCCGGGCGTTTGCGGCCCGCGGCTTATTACGAGGCGGAAATCATCCGGCGGCGAATTGAAATTCGCCGGTGGTTGCCGTATTTGATTTTCTGCCATTAGATGATCCCCCAGATTTCTCGTGGCGTACCGACCTCCCCCGGCGCCCGGCAGCTCGCGCCTGCCGGGCGTCTTCGTTTGGCGGGTGGAGCGCGAGTTCGAGGCCGAGGCGGGCGCGCCGCTGGGCGGCGGCGACGGGGTCGAGGATGCTCTCGGCATAGGCCCACACCGCGCAGGCGTCGGCCTGGTTGTCGTCGCTGACGTTCCAGCCCCACAGCCGCGCCGCGGCGATAGTGGCGGCCTTCTTCTTGTCGCGGCCGCCCCAGTTCGATTTGCCGGTCAGGTACGCGCAGACCTCGCCCGCGGTCGCCTGATAGCAGCGCAGGCGGTAATCGAAGGCGATGGCGTCGATGATCTCGGCCATGCCCAAAAGCCGGCGCAGCGTCTTCGCGTTTGCCGGCGGCCCCTTGCGGAAACCCATCGGGAAGTAGGGTGCCTCGTAGGCCAGGACATCGGGCTTGTCGCGCTCGATGATCACTCGCAGGAACCGGGCGAACCGCGCCACGACTTCGCCGCTAGCATTGCTGCCGGTGAAGTTGCGGCTGCCAAAGCGGGGCTCGGCGCCGGTATCGCCGAGCGCGAAGCCGCAGGTTGCCGCCGCGTCGACCGCGAGCACGCGGGTCATGGCTGCCGGCTCCGGGGGAGGCCAACCCGCCTTGCGACGGGTTGACCATCCTCGCTGATTAGCGGACGATCTTGACCCTGACGATTAGGATCACGATAATCCTCAGCGAGAGCTTGCGATGCTTGACCATCGCACTCTCCTCCGAAGCGCCGGGCCTCCAACGCCCGGCGTTTCATTTTAACAGAGAGGCGCGGGTCGCGGGTCTTCCCGACAGCGCGAGGTTTCGCCGCCCGTTTTAACCGGGGCTTGGCCTCGGCCTTCGCCCGCTGGGGTTTGGGTTTATTCGGCGGCTCATCGAGGCCTGGTAGTGCGCTCTGACTGCGCAGAAACATCGGAACGGGTGCGCCGGCCTTTACCCGCTCGCCGATGGCGCGCATGGCGTCGTTGTAAGACTCCAGTGAATCGCGAGCGTCTTCTGCTGGCGTGAGAAGGTCAGCGGCCACGGACTAGAACTCCGCGTCGGCCTCGGCTTCCTGCTGCTGCTTGCGCGGCCGGCCGCGGCGGCGCTGCGGTCGCGACGTGTCAGTCGCCCGCTCGCGCTCGGCTTCGCCATCGGCGCGGCCGAGCATGTAGTCGGCGTGACCGGGCTCGCCCAGCGGATAGCGCGCGGCGTGATCGATGACGCCGCCGAGCCCGTCCTGGCGGCCGGCGGTGCGGGCCTCCTCGTCGGGTTCCGCGTAGCCGTTGGCGCGGCTGCGCGGGGTACGTTCCGCCGCCTGCACCCAATCGACGCTGCCACCGATGCCGAGCGCCCCAAAGCCCTCGCGGACGCAGTCGAGCAGCAGGTCGCGGTCCTCGACCTCAAGCTGGCTGACCCTATAAACCGCGTTGAAATCGGCGATTTTGAACCCGAGGTCGCCCTTGACCGTCTTCACCATGAACTCGTTGATTTCGGCGTTGAGCGCCTTCACCTCGGCCCGATGCTCGGCGAGCCAGCGCACCGCGTCGCGGATTGTCTCGGCGCGGGCGGCACTGTTGGAGAGGGATGAATGCTCGGCGGCTGACGCTAACGATTGGGCCATACGGGTTCGTCCCCCTCGGGTGGATGGTGTTAGGCGGGGCACGCCTCTTTGACTGGATTGGCGGGCGGCGCTGGAGCTGCGGCGCTGGCGCGTTGCGGCTGATAGCCGATCGTCCCGGCGACGGCTTGCGCGCCGGTGCGGGCGTGGAAATGCCAGCGGAAGATGTCGATCTCGCCGACCTCGTGCTGGGTCGCCGAGGCCAATGCCAGGATGACGGCGCAGCCGGGCAGTTCGGTGGCGCCGGCTTCGATGCGGGAGAGACCTGGAGCGCTCAAACCGGCCAGCGAAGCAAGATCCTGAAGTCGCAGATTATGCTTGTCGCGATAACGCCTTAGCGGATGGAGCGGCAAGTCGGCGGGCTCTGGCATGCCGCTATCGTTGCCACAGCTTGCTACTCCGTCAAGCGCCAGATTCGTGAACCTGCCGGCAGAACCGGCCTGAATTTGCCGAAAAAGCAAGTTTCGCTGCGACGAGACCGCCGCTAAATCGCTTGCTGTCGTTAACCATTATGCACATTTGCCTTGCCATCGGTTTGCTTGACGCGCAAAAAAAGAAAGGCAAACCATCTGCGCTGAGCGCATAACCCAAACCAGCAAATGACCAAGCCGATGAGCGAGGACGAAGGCACGCCGGCCGATCCGGCGATCCATCTCAAGCAATGGCTGCCTGCATCGCGGCCTGACGCAGATGCAGGTGCAGCAACGGTTCGGTTGGGCCGAGGGCCGGTTGTCGAAATTGGAGTCAGGCGCGGTCTCGCCGAAGCCGGCAACGCTAAGTGCGCTGGCGCGGCTCTATGGCTGCGACATGGGCGATCTGTTCGCGCCGCCGCCGGCGGCAGAAACCGACAAGGGTTTGTTTGGGATTTCGGAACTGCGCCGAATGATAACGCGCGTCCAGCAGGATATGGCCGAATTAAAGGCCTTCGTCGTTCCGCGCATCGAGGCGATCGAAGGTCAACTGGCGCAGGTCGACACGCTGTCTGAAGCGGCGGCCAAAAATGCCGATGAGCTCGCCGAGCTTTTCGCGCGCTATGCCTCGCATATGCAGCGGGCAAAGCCGGTCGAGGAATAAAGCGGGGAATTTGCGCTTGTCAGCGGACCTTACAATCGGCCATCCTGATTTGCTATAGCAGCAAGCGTCGCTTGCCGAAAAGCGCCGCACTCCTCAAAAACCCATGGAGGAGAGAACGGGAATGGCGGATCAGTCCCCCTGTAACGATACCGCCCCAAAACTGCGCGCAATGGCGCGGCAGGCCGGTTGCCTGGCGGAGTATTTGCGCCGCGGCGACGTTGAGCTGGCACGCTGGCTATTGCGTGAATTAAAGTCAGCATTGCACGAACTGGACCAGCGGACTTGACGAAAGAGCAAATTATGCTTGCGGCCGACAGCAAGCAGCGGCCATATTTGGCGGCAGACGCAACCCCGCGGTGGAGAGAACCGAATGGCTGCCCCCACAGCCGCACCCGGCAATCGCGATTCGAGGCTACCCGCCGGCATCACGCCGCGCCTGCTGACCGCCGACCAGGCTGCCGCTTATTGCGGCGTCGGCCGCGAGAACTTCGAGGCGCGGGTGGGTGTGGCGCCGCTTAAGCTGTTCGGCAACCGCGTGCTCTATGACATCCGCGCCCTCGACCGCTGGCTCGACCGGCAATCCGGCATCGCCGAGGCGCAGGCCGACGACGGGGTCGATTGGGCGAAGGCGCTGGAATGAACCCGTGCTAATGAAAGCGGGGCGGCAAGGTGTGCAACCACCCGCCGCCCCTGAACCACACATCGAGGAGCAAAGCTCGACACATGGCTATTCTCAAATCTACCACACCGCCCGCCAGCTACCCCGGCGTCCAGCTTATCAAAGGCAAGGACGGTCATGTCCGCGCCTATCACCGCAAGACTAAGACCCGCCTCACCGCCGCCATCGGGTCGCCGGAATTTCTGGCCGAACTCGCCGCGCTGAATGATAAACGCCGAGCCTCCGAGAAGCCGCTGCGCGGCACGCTCGCCGGGCTGTTCGATGCCTATCGCGCGGCGCCTGAGTTCCGCGGGCTGGCACCACGCACCCGCGCCGACTACGAGAAAGTCTTTCTGTTCCTGCGGCCTGGCGCCGAGCAGAAGGCTATCTTGAATTTCAAGGTCAAGGACGCCTTGGAGATCCGCAACGCCGCCGAGCGTAAGCACAAGCGGCATTTCGCCAACTACTGCGTCACGGTGCTGCGGCTGGTGCTGAACTGGGGCGCGCTCTATGGGCTCATCGACGTCAACCCGCTGGCCGACAAGCGGCTGAAGATCAAGCGCCCGCACGGGATGCCGAAAGCCAACCGGCGCTGGGCGCCCTACGAGTGCGACGCCGTGCTTGATGCTGCGAACGGCGGGGTCCGTGTAGCGATCGCGCTGGGCATGTTCTGTGGGATGCGGGAGGGCGATGTCCTGCGCGCCTCTCGGCTCAACTACGACGGCGCCCGCGTGACCTGGGTGCAAGGCAAGACCGGCGAGCCGGTGCGCCTGCCGGTGGCGCTGCGGCTGAAGGCTATTCTCGACGAAGCGCTGGCGGCCCGGCCGGCAACCGGGGTCGAGCATCTCGAGCTCGTGCTGAACCAAAGCGGCGAGCCTTACACGCCCGACGGGTTCCGCACGATGCTGTGGAAGCTGATCCACAAGATGGAGGTCGGCGGCTCCGTGATGCCGGGCCTGACCTTCCACGGGCTGCGGCACACCGCAGCGACGACGCTGGCCGAGCTCGGTGCCAGCCCGCACGAGATTGCCGCGATGCTGGGTCAGAAGACGCTGATCATGGCGGCGCATTATTCGGCCGAAGCGAACCGCGAGCGGCTCGGCGAGGCGGCGATCATCCGGCTCAATCCGGCAACTGGAAAGGGCGAGGTTGCATGACCCGTGAACGCCCAGGTTTCCCCTGGGAGATGATCGCTGAAACCAAGTGTGATCTTCTTCAACGCATGCCGGTGCCAGGGGGTTGGCTGTACCGCACGCTTGTCTGGAATGACGGCAAATTCACCGCCCTCACCGTCGCCATGGTGTTCGTCCCTGACGCGGCTTCGGAACGGGCAGAGAACGGGTTGTAAACCAGACTTGTAAACTCGCTGTAAACTAGGTCCGCTTTGATATGCATCTCAACCAGCAAGTCATTGAAAAAGTTGGTGCCCAGGGGCGGGTTCGAACCACCGACACACGGATTTTCAGGGGCCGGTGCGGCTCGATATTTCAATCTCTTAGTGCCGGCGCTCTTGTAAAATTTCCCAGGGTTTTCGCTGCGCCGCTCCTTGCCGCCGGCCTCGCCTTCGACCCGCACGTCTTGCTGCTGTCCTGGTCGGCCGAGCGCCAGGAGACGGTCGCCGCCACCAGCCGCGCCACCTGCGAAGCTGCCCGCGCCGCCATCGCCGCCGGTCGCTGGCTGGCCGACGACCCGCCCGCCGCGATGCGCTGCGAGCGCGGCTCGGCCTTCGCGCCGGGGTCCGACTGTATTTCTGGATACAACTGCCGATGACCGTCCGTCTAATCATTGGCGACGCGCTCGATCAGTTGCGGCTTTTGCCCGCAGCGTCCGTCCATTGCTGCGTGACATCACCACCGTATTACGGGCTGCGCGATTACGGCGTTGACGGGCAGATCGGGCTTGAACCGTCGCCTGATGAATACATCGCCGCGCTGGTGAATGTGTTCCGCGAGGTGCGCCGCGTGCTGCGGCCGGACGGCACGCTATGGCTGAACCTGGGGGATAGCTACGCCGGATCATGGGGCGCGCAGAACAGAGGCGGAGCGCCATCGTCGGCGAGCACGCTGCGCGGCAACGGCCATATCGGCGGGGGCCCAAAAATCAAGAGCCTGTCTGCCATCCAGATGCGCCGCACTCACACAGGCAGCACGCGGGATTTGGGCGGCATCAAACCCAAAGACCTGCTCGGCATCCCCTGGATGCTGGCCTTCGCGCTGCGTGCCGATGGCTGGTATCTGCGGCAAGACATTATCTGGTCGAAACCTAACCCGATGCCGGAAAGCGTCACCGACCGCTGTACGAAGGCGCATGAGTATCTTTTTTTGCTCAGTAAGTCGGCGAATTACTACTACGATGCGGCGGCGATTAGAGAGACGGCGGTTACTCCGATAGGCCGGGTTGTCGCTGGACACTCGGCGGCGGCGAGAGATGACGCATCTTCGGTAAACGACCGCCGCACCGCAATTCATCTTGAGAATGAGTATGCGGTCACGGGCGACCGCAACAAGCGTTCGGTGTGGGTTGTCGGTGCGCAGCCTTTCGCCGAAGCGCACTTCGCCACCTTCCCGCCGGCGCTCATCGAGCCCGCCATCCTGGCCGGCTGCCCGCGCGGCGGCACCGTGCTCGACCCATTTTGCGGCGCCGGCACCACCGGGCTAGTCGCCGACCGGCTCGGCCACGACGCCATCTTGATCGAACTCAAGCCCGCTTATGCCGCGATGGCGCGCCGTCGCATTCAGGATGACGCGGGCATGTTCGCGGAAGTGGAAGCCGCAGAATGACCATCGCGATCCCCACGGTCATCGTCGGCACGGGATTCCGCGGACCCGCCGCCCGGACCGCCGTCTCCCTGATGCGCCCCGGCGACGAGGTCGAGCTCGTGCGCGAGCCCAACAACCCGCACGACCCGCTGGCGGTTGCCTGCGTCTACCGCGGCATCCCGGTCGGCTACATCCCGCGGCAGGCGAACCAGCCGATCGCGACGGCGCTCGACGAGGGCCGCGACGTGAGCTGCGTCGTGCGCGAGCCGCCCGAGGTGCGCGGCCCGGTGATCCGCAAGGAACCGAAACTCACCGTGTCATGGGAGGGCGGCCGATGATGACGTCGCGGCTCGAGGCATTCCTCGTCGGGCTGCTGCTGGCCGGGATCGCGTGGGCGCTGGCGATATGATTTGCCCGGACTGCCAGGGTCGCGGCTATCCGGCCTTCGCGCCGGGAGGTGCGGCCGCGCCATGCCGGATGTGCGGCGGCAGCGGGATCACCTCATGCTGCGACGGAGCCGTGCCCGACGATAGCACCGTGGTTCTGCACCTCCCCGGCGAGAGGCGGCTGCTGCTGCGCCAGGAGCTTTACCACGCGGTGCACACGCTGGAGGGGCAGGCAAGGGTAGCCAAGGCGGGCAGCACCCGTCAGCGGGCCCTCACGCGGCGCGCTGCGGATTTGCGCTCCGTCGCGGATCAGCTTGCATGAAAGCAAGATACTTTCTGATGCGAGTCGCACGCCACGGGCCATTGGTCCCGGCAAGGTTGTGGTGGTGCGACAGCGAGCCCGGCGTGCCCGATAACAAGCTCGACCGCGGCCGGCTGTCGCTCTACCCGCGCGCCGATATCGCCGGCGTCGAGGTCGAGCCCGAGCTGCTCGGCGACCGGCTGTGCAGCCTGACCGACCCGCGCCCGGCGAACCCGATCACCCACTGGCGGTACGCAAAACCAATCTCGGCCGAAGAATACCGCTGGCGCTTCGACGCGCTGCGCCGGCTCGAGGAGCGCAACCCGGACGATCCGCGGCTGAAGACTCGCCGTCGGCTCGCTGCGGCCGACGTCGAGGCGCCTGATTTCAGCCGGGAGGAGGCGCTGCTGTGACCAACCAACTCGTATCCGAAGCCGCAGCGCTGCCCGACCTCGATGAATATGCCGGCATGTCGGCAGTCGACATCGCGCACGCCGTGATCAACTGGCCCGAGGGATCGGAGGATCAGATCCGCGCGATCTCCGCGCTAAGGGCGCTGGTCCCCGACCGGCACCACAATCGCCCACCGTTGGCCGAGGCGATCGACGAGGAGCTGTCGGGGCGCCGCTCTCGCGCGGCTCAACTCCTGGCCGTGGCGGCGCGCAGCGTCATCGTGGACGAGGCGTCGGCGGGCAAGGTCATCGACCTGACCCGCCAGCTAAAGGAGCTGCACGACGAGGTCGACAAGGCTCGCCTTGCGCGCACCGAGCCCTACCGCGATGCCGTGAAGCTGATCAACCACAGCTACGACGCGCTGAAGCTGAAGCTCTCGCTGGCGATCGGCGGCACCAGCGGCCGCGACGGGTTGAGCCGGATGCTGACGGCATGGGACGACAAGCAGCGCGCCGCGGTCGAGGCCGAGCGCCGCCGGCTGGCCGAGGAGGCCAGCAAGCGCGAGGAGGAAGCCGCCGCCGCCCGCGCGGCTGCCGAGGCGAAGGCGCAAGCCGGCAAGATTGATCCCGCCGCCGAGCTCGAAGCGCTGAAGGCCGCCGACGAAGCCGAGCGGCTGGCGCGCCGCGCCGAAGCGATCCGCCACGAGCCGACACGCTCGCAGCTCGGGCAGACCACCAGGCGCAAGCAGATCCGATTTGAGATTCAGGATTTCGCCGCGCGGCTGCGCGACATCATGCGCTCGCCGCGGAAAACGCAGGTCGAGCAGCTCGTCCACAAGTTGACCGAGCATGAGCTGCGCGACCTCGGCGTCGCCGCCGTCGAGAGCGGCGTGCAGATCGTCGGCGTACGCGCCTGGGTCGAGGATGGAGGGGTCAGTGTCAGACGCTGACGCCCTATGATTGAGCGGCGGACCTACAGCATCGAGGAAGTGGCGGCGATCCTCGGGCTATCGCGCAACAGCGCCTACGTCGCGGCCAGAGAAGACCGGCTGCCCGTCCCGGTCATCAAGATCGGCAAGCGGATGATGGTGAGCTGTGCCGCTTTGCACAGGATTTTGGGCGATAGCACGCCAAACGACGAGTTGCTCAGACGCCGGCAATTGCGCGTTGCCGCCCGCGACCTGATTGCACTGCACACCCGCTGCCCGGATCTCTTTGAGCATGTCTTGCCAATCAGCACCGAGGATATGCAGACACTCGTCGAACTGGCCGAGTTCGAAATCGGCCGGGAGGATTTAGAGAATGGCCCAGACCCAGGAAGTTGCGACCAAACCCCGCCAAAGCGCGGCTGAGGTCTTCTATGCGGACCTTGAACACTACACGCCCAACCTGAAGGACGCGCTGCCGGCCGACATTCCGGTGGAGCGCTTCAAGCGGGTGCTGGTCACCGCCGTCTCGACCAACCCGGAATTGCTCTACGCCGACCGGCGCTCGCTGTTCAATGCGGCGATGCGGTGCGCGGTGGACGGCTTGCTTCCCGACGGCCGCCAGGCGGCGCTCGTGGTATTCCGCACCGACGTCAAACAGCGCGATCCAAACACCGGCATCGACCATATCCGCAAGATCGACGCAGCGACCTACATGCCGATGCTCGCCGGGTTGCGCGAACGGATGCGCAAATCGGGCGAGGTCGCCAGCGCGATTGCCGAGGCGGTGTTCGAGAAGGATCATTTCCGCTATCAGCTCGGCGACAATTCTTTCATCGAGCACGAGCCGCCGCCGCTCGGCGTCTCTCGCGGCCAGGTGATCGGCGCATACGCGATCATCCGGCTGAAGAACGGCGAAGTGATCCGCGACGTGCTCGACCGCAGCATGATCGAGGCCGCGCGCAACGTCAGCCGCGCGAAGAACTCGCCGATGTGGACGAATTTCTATTGGGAGGGTGCGAAGAAGACCGCGCTACGGCGCGCCGCCAAGCAGGCGCCTTTCTCATCCGAACTGCGCACGGTGCTGGACCGCGACGAGGAGGAACCGGCGATCGGGCAGGATCTCGGCCCACGCCTGACCCACCACCGCGAACCGGAGCCGCAGCCCGAGCAATATCAGATCAGCCGCAGCGTCGAGCCGACCGGCCCCGAGTTCGCCGTGGTCGACCTCGATGGCGTCGAGAACCTCTATGGCAGCGCCGGCGCCGCCGCAGAGGCGCTGCGGTTATGCCTCGACGAAGCGGCCCGGCTCGGTCCCGAACGGCTTGAGGGTTGGTGGGAGGACAACCGCGTCGCGGTCGAGTTCCTGGCGGCTGCCGGCCATCGCGACCTCGCCAACGAAGTCACCCGCGCCTACGAGACCCAGCGCCAACCGCCCCAGGCGGCCCGCCGGGCCCGCCAGACGCGGGCAAGCGAGGCGCCGGCCCCAGAGCCGCCCAGCGAGGAACAGACGCCCCACGCGCCACCGACGGGCGCCGATGATGATGATCCTTTCGGCTTGGCCGAGGTCGACCACCACATGCCGGCCGAGCCGCCGCCGCCGGTAGAGCCGCAGCGCAGCGGCCTCGAGATCGCGGTGCCGCTGAAGAATGGCAAGCGGGACTGGCGCATCTGGGCGCTGGCGCTGCTCGGCCCGAAGGTGCGGCGCTGCACTGCGAGCAACGAACTCGCCGACCTACTCGGCGCGAACGAGCATAACGTCGAAGAGGCGCGCGCCGCGCTGGCGCCGGTCGACCGCGGGGAGCTCGAGCGCATCATCGCCGAGCAGTGGCAGCGGCTGCCGGCGACCGGATGACGTGGCCGCAATTCCCCGGATGAGGGTATGCCATGACCGCTGAGCCGACACGGGTTCGCGGCGCACTCATGAGGATGCAATGGAACTGTTCCTATGGGGCTTCGCCGCCGGCACAACACTGTCTTTCGGCATCGTCGCCCTTATTCGAGGGATGTGGCTAATGCGAGGCGGCTGGAACGCCGCTCGCGCCGAAGACGAAGCGCGGCGCCGGCGGATCATCTCGGAGGCGTGCGACCGATCGTTTGGGCCTGACGGCGCAGCGCGGCGGCGGTGATCTACTGCATCCCCGCCAACCGTTCCCGGATTGCCTCGCACGGCTCCACCACCGACAACCACTTGCCGTCGCTGAGCCCGATCGCGCAGCGGACGGCGCCGGTAAATAACCGCGCCGGCGTGCCCGCTGGCGTCGGCCCGTGCAATGTCACAATCTGCGCCGGGTTTACCAATACCTCGCCACCATCGGCCCGGTGCAGCACCAACAGGTACAGTGCCGCAGCAAGGGCGAAACTCACCGCATCGCCGGCAGGAAAATAAACAACCCGAGCAGCAACACAGCGACGAATGCGAAATAGACGTTGCTCGCCGAGAACGGCGCCATCGGCGGCAACGGCAGGATCGTGAGGAGCCACAGGAACAACAGGATCTCTAAAATCATTATGCGTTCCTTTACCCGACGACCATGACGCGCCGCCGCAGCGCAGTTGCCGGCGCTGGGTAGGTTGCCGCCGACCACGCCGAGAACCCCGAGGGCGGCGTGTATTGCAGCGCGCCCGCCGTGTCGCGCAGGGTCCAGGCGGCGGCTGTCGCCGTCGTGCCGGTAGAGCAGGCGACAGTCACCGGCCACTGCGTCGATTGCACCGCAGCCCCGCCGGTGCCTGCCGCCGGATTGCCTGCGGTCGAACTGGCGCCGAACCAAGAGCCATTGTTTTTGTTGAACCACACAAGATTGCTGCCGGCATCGTAGGCGATGCCGATCACGTCGCCCGATACATAGCTGAGCCCGAGCGCGGTGGCGCCAGCCGGGCCCTGTAAGCTGCCGCTTGCCAGCAGAAAATACGAGTAAGACCGCTGTGTCGTGCCGAGGGTCACGCCCCAGTTCGCCGTCGCGATCCCAATGCCGACGTTGGCGGCGAGAGTGCCGCCGGCAAGCACTTCCGCATACCATTTCCCGGTGCCGGAAAGCTGCGTCACCAGGCTGTGGCAGCCAAGGTTCAGAGCTGATGTTGCGGTGGCTACCGTGTTTGAAGCCGACAGCGTGACGTTGATTGCCTGATCAACGCTGAACCCGAAACCTTGCGTGCCCGTGCCGTCCAGTTCGAGCGCCATCATCAACGTGTTGGCGTTGATAACGCCCGTTGCCAGTGGGTTGGCCGGGCTGGCTACGCTCTGCCCGCCGCTGGCAAACCATGAATTGGGACCGCCGCTCGATGATGTCGTCACCGGCAAGCTGGTCGAGCAGACGTAGCCGACGTAATACGTCGTGCCCGCAACGATGCTCAGCGGCGCGCTGAGCGGGAAGCGGTTGTAGTTAGCCACGGTCGAGGTGAACTGCGCGCTCGATGCCAGCAGCACGCTGTGGGCGCTGTCATAGACCAGCGCCTTGAAGGTCGTGCTCGCGGTAGCCGAGAAGCAATCGAGAAGCAGCGCCACCGCAGAACCGCTGCGCTGCGCCACAACCGGCGTCAGGAATATGGAATTTGCGCCGGCGTTAGCGTTGAAGCGGGTCGCCGGCGCGTACCCGAGAAAACCGCCGGTTGGCATCAGGTGCGCGTGCCGGCGAGGTTGACACCCAGCTTCGCCAGGGTCGTATCCGCTGTCGCCGCGCCTTCGATCGACAGCACATCACTGGTGCCGTTGAAACTCGTCGTGCTCGACAGCGTAACGGTGGCGGCTGTGCCTGCCGCCGACCAGACAAAGGTCGCAAACGCGGTGCCGTTTTTCTTTGCGGTCAGCGTCGTGCTGGCTGTTGCCGCCGCGCCGGCCGTACCAGAACTCCCCGCACCGCCGCTCGGGAATGAGCAGGCCGGCGGGATAAAGCGGGCGAGCTCCTCGGCGTTCGCCAGCACAGTCCCGGCGCAAAAGATGAAATTCACCGGCAGCGAGCCGGTCGCTGCGGCCGTCAGCCTGCCCTTGCTGTCTACCGTAAGAGAGGTGTGCGTGTAGCTGCCCGCCGCCACGGCTGTCGTCGCCAGCGTCGCGGCCTGGCTGCCGCTGCCTGGCCCGGCGAGCACATCGCCCGTAAGCTGGTTCAACCCGGCGGCCGGCAACGCCGCTTGCACAAACGCAGTCGTGGCAATCTGGGTTGTGCTCGTCGCTGGAGCGGCTGTCGGCGCGGTGGGCGTCCCGGTCAGCGCCGGGCTGGCGAGCGGCGCCACTGCGGTCCAAGCCGCATTCAGCCGGCCATAGGAGGTGCCGTCGCTCGGCGCGTCGCTGATGCCGCCGCCCGTGCCATTGGCCGCCGCGGTGAGGCGCCCCTTGCTGTCGACGGTGATGTTCGCGCTGGTGTAGCTGCCCGGCGTCACGGCGGTGTTGGCGAGAGTGGCGACTTGGCTGCCGGTGCCGGGCCCGGCGGCGACATCGCCCGTCAGTTGCGAGATGCCGCTGGCCGGCGTTGCGGTGATCCAGCTCGGGTCGGCAGTTGTGCCGCCGGTGCGCAGAAGCTGGCCCGCGGTGCCCGCCGCCAAGGTGCGCCAGCCGCTGTTGTCGCGGTAAATGATCATCCCGCGGGCGGCACCGAGGATGCTGTCGAATATCGCGGTCAGCGTGTTGCCGATCGGCACCGCCGAACCACCGCTGATGTTGGACATCACCCGGCTGTTGCTGATCGCCGTGGCGCCCGGCGCCGCGGTCCAGCTTGGGTCGCCGCTGGCGCCGCCGGTTTGCAGGATCTGCCCGGTCGTGCCGGGCGCCAACCCGGTCCAGCCGCTGTTGGTGCGGTAGAGCAGCGTGCCTCGGCTGCTGCTGATGATAGCGTCGAGAATGCCCGACAGAGTGTTCGCGCTCGGCGTCGCGGTGCTGCCCGAAATGTTTGCGATGATGCGCAGGTTCGCGATCGCTGCCCCGGTCGTCGGCGCGTTTTGCCAGGAGGGGTTGGCCGCCGCGCCGCCGGTCGCCAGGAACTGCCCGCTGGTGCCGGGGGACAGCATCACCCAGGCGCTCGCCGAGCGGTACAGCACGGCGCCCTGCGTGCTGCCGAAGATGTGATCGAAGATCAGACTTAGCGTCTGTGGGGTCGGCGCCGCCGTGCTGCCGCTGATGTTCGCCAAGATGCGGTCGCTGGCAATGTCGGCCAGTGACACGGTGCCGGTCGCCGTGATCGGCGAGCCGCCCGTCGTGATGCCGGTGCCGGCGCTGATCGAGGTGAGCGTGCCCGAGCCTACCGGGGCGTCCCACATCACATCGGCGCCAGAGCCTTGCGTCTTGAGATAGTAGCCGCTGGTTCCTGGGGCCAACCCCACCCAACCGCTGACGTTGCGTGCCAGGATGGTGCCGCGGGCGTTCGTCAGGATGTGGTCGAGAATGGCCGATAGGGTCTGTGGCGTCGGTGCGGCCGAGGCGCCGCTGATATTTGCCAGGAGGCGGCTGTCGGCGGCGGCAGCCAGCGATACGGTGCCGGTGCTCGTGATGTCGGCGCCGCCGGTATCGATCCCGGTACCGGCGGCGATCCTGACGACACCGGCAGCCCCGACCGCCCAAGTCGGATCAGCGCCGGCATCGTGCGTCTGGAGGAACAGACCCTCGGCACCCGGAGGCAACGCGAGCCAACCCGTGCCGCCGCGATATAGCAGCGTGCCGCGCACGCTCGTCAGGAGCACGTAGTCAAGGAAATCCGACAGCGTGTTCGGCAGCGCCGGCCCGATCAGGCCGGAAATGTTCGACATCATGGTGTGGTCGGCCACCATGGCGCCGCCCGGCAACGCATCGACGTATGCCTTGTTGACCGCATCCCCCGGCAACAACGGGTTGGCGAGGTTGTGGAACACGCCTCCGGTGATGTTGACATTGCTGGCGGCCTGCACCGCCATCGATCCCAGCGCGGAATTTGACCACCGGCTGATGCTCTCCGTCCAACGCAGCACGTCGCCGTCAGTTAGCGGCGGGATGATATCGACGTCGCCCATCGTGCCGAGGCTGTTGTCGGACGATCCGAACAACTGTTTGTAGACGGGCGCGCCATCGACCATTTCGTTCTGGTCGAATAGGGAATAGGTGCCGGCGATCTGCACCATATAGATGCCGTAAGAAACCAGCGCCGGATCGAGGACGTCGGTGTTGCCGGCGCTGACGGTAAAGACATCGAGCACGGCATAGACATTCGGCTCGAACTCGCCGCGCCAACGGAACGTAAGCACCGGCAATGTATAAGGCCCGAGCACAGTGCCATCCGTCAGGTAGATGGTCATCTGCGTGCCGCTGACCGTGATCGATTCTATCCCGTTCGGCGCTTCCGGGTTGGCCTGGATGTCGACAATCGCCTGCGCTAACGAATAGAAATTTTCGTCAACCTCGCTCGGTTGGAGATTGGCTCCCTTGCCGCCGCCCCACGGTCCTAATGTACGATAAGTGATGTCAACCATCAGGCCGCTTTCTACTGGCAGTCAAATTCAACAGTGATGTAGCCGCCGCCCCCCGGCGGCACGGTGATTATGATTGTCGTGCCACATCCCTGATGCGCCTCGTGTTCCGGCAATGCCATCTCATCAATTGTGCAGATGACCGGCGAGCTGACGATCTCCGGTTCGTATCGATCGATTTGATGGATGCAGGTTCGCGGCCACTTTTTGATCGAGTCCACCCCACCGTGAAACGTTATCGTCACCGACGGGGCGTTTTGCCCCGGTATCATTGCATGACCTTCATTAACCACTGGTCCGGTGATAGTCCCCATGTCCAACGGACTACCGTCAGGGTTCAGCATAGCCGGCGGGCAGCATTGCTGCGGGTTGATCCACAGTGCGTTGCCGACATAATAGATAAATGTCGGTATGCCGAACTCGGAGCTTGAATCCCATGACGGCGTGCAAATGATCGGCGTTTCCGGCGGCGGTTCCGCGGGCGGCGGCGGATCCTGTGTCGGGTCGCGCTTGGTATGCAGTTCGACAATACGATCCAGCATGAACGGGATCTGATAAGAGTACGCCAGCCCCGGCACATCGCGGCCCCGCCTTTTCATGGCTTGTCGGCCGACGGCGACACGGTGTTCGGAGTCAAATGCAAAATCTGGTGGCAGTGATCAATCTTTCCGCCCGTCCCGCCAGCCGTAATATCGGATTCAAGATCGGCGAAGGCACTTTCCACTGCTGACGCGACATACGACATTTGCGACCAATCTCCTGCGCACTGGTCGTCCTTTCGCTTCCTCAATTTCACCGCTATCGCGCGGTCCACCACGAGGTAATTTTCCGGCGTCGTCGGGTCGACGATGGTGACCCTGTCGCTTTTTCGGTCGAGCTCGTCCAGGTGTTCGCTGCAACAATCGACGTTGGTGCCGCCTTGTTCCGGCGCCGGCAGGCCGGCGACCTTAGCGCCCCACGTCAAAGTCGCCCGCTCGTATCCCGATGGCGTCGACGGAATAATGACTCGACCGTGTGAGTCGGCAGATTGAAACGGGCGGACAAAATACTCGAACGGCATTATTTAAACTCTGTGTTGAGGTGCATAACCATTGTCTTGCAGTGGTCTACATCTGCCCCGGCGCCGCCGGCCTCGATGTCAGCCTCAAGACCGGCGAACGCGCTTTCCACCGCCGAAGCAACGTATGACATCTGCGTCCAATCGCCTGCGCATTTATCCTGCTTTTTCTTTTTGAGCCTGACTTCGGCGGCACGATGTTCCAGAATGAACAAACCGGGAGACTCGGTAGACACGATCTTATGCACTTCGCCAAGCCGTTGATGTTCGTCCAACTGTTCCCCGCAACAATTGACGTTAGGGCCGGTCCTTTCCGGTTCCGGCAAACCGGCAACCTTGGCGCCCCAGGTCAGGGTCGCGCGCTCGAACCCCGACGGCGTTGAAGGCAGGATGACGCGGCCGTGTGAGTCGGCGGATTGGAAGGGCCTGACAAAATACTCGAAGGGCATTAAGCCGGCGCCGATCCGGTAAGGCCGGGCGGCGGAAAGGCCGGAACCGTTTGCGGAAACTTTCCTGCTGGGTCGCCCTTAAATTCCCAGGCCTCAGTTTCGACCGAATTGATTCTCGCCTTGCAATGATCCACCGTCTTGCCCGCGCCACCGGCTTCGATGTCGGTTTTAAGATCAGCAAAGGCCGCATCCACAGCCGAAGCAACGAACGACATCTGCGCCCAATCATTGGCGCAGCTATTCGTCTCTTTCACCTTCAATGAAACGCCTATACTTCGCTTGGTTTCAACGCTAGCGCCCCATTGTCCATGTGGCAGCGGCGGGCCGCCCGTCCCCGGTCCCCAAACCTGTTGTATAAATTGTCCGGCAAACGCTTTGTCCGCCTGATTCTGCGTCCGCGTGTCGGTGCAGCACTCGACGTTAGTGCCCTCCTGGTCTAGTTGAACCTGATTGACGGTTGTCTTAGCGCCCCAAGTCAGGGTCGCGCGCTCGAAACCAGACGGGCTCGCCGGGATGATGACTCGGCCGTGACTATCCCGCGTCTCAAACGGCCGGACGGCATATTCAAACGGCATGGCGTCGGCCCGACGAAGCTGCGAGGTCGATGGTTTTCGGCAACCAGAGCTGAGAGACGGCGGGGAAGAAGGTCGTGTGAAATGAATTGCCGGCGACCGGCTTCAGGTCGAGGGTGACTGCCGTCGTCGCGGTTTTCATCGCGCTGATCGGGTCGCTCGCGGTCGGCGCCACCAGGCGTTGGTAAGCCGACAGCGTATCGAGCTGCGAGGTCAACCCATTGATCACGACGCATTCGTTGACCGCACGATCCACGGTCATGTTGGTGAGGTCTAGGTTGTCGTCGTCGATCACAAAATTGTCCAACGTCTCATAGGCCAGTTCCTGATCGAGCAGCATCTTTTGACCGCCGACGATGACTTGATAGCCGGGATCGACGTAATCGGCCTCGACATAAGACAGCACGCCCTCGGCGGCGCTCGACAAATCGTCGTTGCCGATCGCGCATCCGATGGTGAACTCGCCGGCCATCGTCTCGCCGGCGGTCAGTTTGTAGCTCTTGACTTTGCCTGTAGCGGCACCGTCAGGCAGCCGCCGATCAAGATAGATGACGCTGTGCCGCAGTGTGATACCGAGCGCCGTGTACCAATCGACGCCAAAGGTGATATCGACCGAGCGCGCCCGCGCCCGCATCTTCGCCCGCGCCGCCAATAGCAGGTATTCAAAAGACGCCGCCCCGCGGTCGGTTTGAAAGTATGACCGGCGGGAGATGCTGCCGAGCGGCACTTCGCCGCCGGGATCGATGCCCTTGTCGATATATTCGGAACTGTAGGACATATCTTCGCGATCGCTGTCGGCGGTGTCAGACAGCTCCCGCTGGACGTTGGCCGTCAAAACCGCTGTGACGGTTTCGGTGCGCGGCCGATCCGCTTTCCAATCCAGCACCATCTGAATCTTGTAGATATTGATCGGAAAGCGGGCAGTGTACTGACCATAAGGCTCGGTGATCACGGCGACATCCGCCTGATCGCTGGTCATGCCCGTCGTGTCGGCGGTTGATTGGCCGGCATATTTGACGTTGTAGGTTTGCGCTTGCATCCACCCGTTCGGCTGCACGGCGTCGATGCAATAGCACAGCGGCGACCCGGCGCCATCGTTGTCGCTCGAAAGCGACCAGCCGCCGCCGATGCTGGTGCCCGGCTTCGGCCAATCGGTGCGCAGCCCGTCGCCGCAGATGCAGGTAATAAGCCCGCCGGCATTGGCGGGCGGCTTACCGCGTGCCGGGTCGCGCGGCGGAAGGTACAAGCCGAAGGCAGATTTGTATGGGCTGCCGCCGGCGGCAAACGCATCAATAATCGTCTGAGTGATGTCGAGCGCGCCTTCGCCCTGTTGGTTCCAGCTTACCGTGCCGGATAGCGTGATTGCGGTGAGCGGCGCCGACCCATAAGAAAGACTGAAGCTATCGTAGAACGCGACGTCTTCACCGACGCTGATGACGCCGGCTTCGCCTTGCAGGATGTCGCTCGCCGTCAATACGAGGCTGGCGCGGTCGATATGCCAGAGCGACGAATACGTCTCCAGCACGGTGTCGGGGTTGACGTTCGCGGCGAGCCAGATCGGATCGTAATACGGCAGCACGCTCATGTCCGAGACGAGCGCGTCCTTCTGTGCATTGAAGTCGTCGGGGCGCGCGAGAAATTGCAGCTGCACAATCTCGCCGACCGAAAGCGTGGGAACGCCGATCAATCGGCCGTTAAACAACGGGACGAGGTCGGGCGCGCTGCTCCCCTCCGGTGTCCATGCTTGATCCCAGGACAGCCAGCACCAGAGGTTTCGGCCAAACGCCAGCAATCCGATATTCGGATTGCGAATGTCGATGGTCAGCGTCGCAAAGCCGCCTTCTTCCTGGCTGATCTCCAGGCTGACGATCTGTTCGTCTTCCCGGTTGTGGACGGCAGGGTCGAAATCGGCGTTTGGCGTCCTCGGCCCGGTAATCGTCAGGATGGCATTGATACTTGTGGAGCTGGCGGGCAGGTCGAGATCGATCGTCGTCGCGCCACTCTCGGCGAGAAAGGTCGTGCCGACTTGAATGCCATTGCCCGCGATGTTGTACCGCAAGCCGGGGATCAATCCGGCCAACGCCCCCGCAGGAATGCTCGTGACGCTGTACCAATCGGCCGTCGGCATTCCGGTGATGCGGATTGCATAAGTCCCGGTCGAGGTTGCCGTCACCGGCTGAGCCCCGCCGGGGCCGAAGACATACATGGCAAATACGCCGCCGCCGTCGTAGGAAACCCAGGCGGTGCTGACGAAAATCGTCTCGGTATCGCTCGCCGGCGACGCCGTCTCGCCGATGCTGGTGCCCGAGACGCAGTACAATCCCGGCAATAACCCGATGTCGTCGACCAAGGTCAGGAAATGCGACCCCTGGGTCATCGACGCCGCCGTGGAGCCGATCAATATCGATTTGGTCGCCACAAACGTCGCGTTGTTGACCGTGCCGCTTGCCGGATCGCTGAGGTTGATCGACCCTGCTTCCGTCAGGACCGAGACGTCGTAGATGAAGAACGTGCCATCCTCTAAGCCCGGCCCGGCGATCGTGTACAAGGCGCCGGCTTCCAGCCCGCTGCTGCTGGCGATGTTGAGGAGCGAGGGGATTCCTGCCTCGGTATCGCCGACCAGGGTTATCGTTTCGACCAGGCCGCCGTGCGTGTTGCCGTTGACGACGAGCGTCTGCTGCTCGGTGATGGTGCCGCCAGCCCACGCGAAATAGAAGGGACCCGGCATCAGCCCTTGGCGACTTTCGGCGGCGGCGCCTTAACCGCCGGTGGTGGCGGCGGCGGGACTTTGCCCAACCTGGGGAGCACCCGCTGCTTCAGCCAAGCCCGGCGCGCCGCGCAGCCGCCGCAGGCCATCAGATTTCCTCCAGCGTTAGCGACCAGTCGACCGAGGCTTCCCATTCGCTGCGCTCGACCTGGAGCTCGACGACGCGCATGGAAAGCTGCGGGCGATAATAAGTGTATTCGCCCTCGACACGCTCGCTGCCGGTCACCGGAGAGCGCCCCGCGCTGCCTCCCGCCGTCAGGTACGCGAGCTCGACGTGGCAATCGACCAGCACCTCCATGCCGACCCACACGCCATCGAGCGCGGGCGGCGCCTGGTCGGAGCCGGCGATCTCCAGCCGGTATTTGCGCATCTGCGGCGCCGAGACGTCGATGAGCCCGCCGTTGACGGTGCGACGCAGCTTATCGCTGCCCTTGGCCGCATCGATCGGCGCCAGCGTGCCCTTGAGGCCGCGCGCCGAGTAAGGCGCAACGCCGGGCGCTGTGTCGCTGGGGAAATGAATGTCGAAGTCGGTGAGGTGCGTTGCCGAGATCATCTTCCGGGCGTGCCGCCGTACCAGCTTGGCTTGATGCCGGTGGCGCGGATCTTGTGGCGGTGCGCCTCGGTGACGAGCGCATCCACCACGCCGGTCTGGCCAGACAGCGCGAAAGAATGGCCGCCGATGTGCAGATGCACGGGCGTCCCGCCGGATGCGTCGCCGCCGCCGGCAAATGCCATCGGCAGGCCGCCGACCATGCCGCCCGTCGCGAAGCCGACCCTCGAGAACATCTGGCGCGGGATCATGCGGGCGTTCAGCGCCGCAAAGATCCGCGGGCCGTAGTAATCGACGCTGGCGCGCCGCGCGACATACTCGCCCGGCGTCAGCCACGCCGGCACGGTGTCGCCCGTGCCGCTGCCGGGCACCCGCCCGCCGGTGGCGAACGGCGTCGGCATCGAGCCGAGCAGGCCGCCGATGCTCGAGGCCATGCCCGACAGCACGCTGCCGATCCGCCCCGCAAAATCCGTAACTGCGGTCAACATCGACTGCAGCAGATCGCCCCACCATTTCCCGATGCTGTTGAGGGCATCAATTGCGGTTTGCGCCAGGCTTTGCCACAGCGCCGCCCAATCCGTGCCGAAGAGGCTGTCCTTAATCTGCTGCCACCCCGCGGCGAAATCGTTTATGCCCTGCGTCAGCGTTGTTTGGGCATTTGCAAAGAACGGCACGAGATCATTCAGCCAGAACGCCTTGGTTGCTGCCCAGGCGTCCCTCATCTCCTGATTTTGCTGCTTCTGAATCTGGGTAAGATTTTGCAGCCACTGCGTCGCGAGCGGCGTCAGGCCGGCGAAAATCTCGTTCGGGATCTTGTTTAATTCCGTCTCGAGATCGACCAGCGCGCTTTGGTATGCCTTGGCGTTGTCGATTGCCGGGGTCAGCGTGCCGGCCGGTTGGATGGCTGCGTTCGCCAGCGTCTGAAACGCGACGATCGCCTCATCGACGCTCTTGCCGAACAGCCGGAATGCAATTGCGTTGGCCTCGGCTGTCTTGCCCTGATCCTTCAACATTTGGAGCCGGGCCGCGACATCGCGCTCGACCGCACCGGACTTGATCTGCTCTTGCGTGTAGCTTCCGACGCTGATTTTCAGCGCACCGAGGGCATCGTTCAGGTCGGTCGTTTGCCGCACGCCGCCGCGGAACACCTTGACGAATTGGCTGGCGGCGTTGGTCGAGTCGCTCAGCGACCCTCGCATCGTGACAACGCTGCTAGTAGCCGACTTCGCCGCATCGTCCATGCCGCGATAGACCCGCACGTTATCCTCTAGTGCCTGCCCGTTATTGTCGGCGGCGACACGAGCATCGTCCACTTGCCGGCGGAAATGCGCCAACGCGGTCACCGCGCCATCGGCGTCGCCGCCGGTTTTTTCCACCTCTTTGCGGAATGTTTTGATGACCTCCGGGTCGAGGCCGAGGGCCTGCGAGGTGCGGTTGAGGTCGAGCATCTTTTTGTTGAAGTCGTCAATCCCACCCGTGATTTTGCTGATGGCCTCGCTAATGCCGAGCGCGACGAGTCCGCCCTTCACCAGTCCCATGACGTTGGTGAATTTTCCGAGCGTGCTCGCGGCGCCACTAATACTGCTGCCGAGCCCAGACCAGGTGCGCTCTGCGGTCTTGACCTCGGTGTTGTTGATGCGCAGCTCGCGCGTCAATGCCGCAACCTGCCGGCGCGTCGTCTCGTAGCCCTTCGAGGCCCGGTCGAGGGCCGCCGTGTCGCCGGACTGGGCCGCGGCCCGCCCTTCGGCGGCGAACTGCTTCAGTTGCTGCTGCGCCTGGGTCAGCGCGGAGCGCAGTCGGGTGGTGTCGGCCGATATCTGAATGGTCAGGTTGTCAGGCGTCGGTCCATTCCTTCAGTTGCTTATTGACCGCTTCGATTTTCTCGCGGGCGGCCATCGTGTGCAGCGCCAGCGTTTCAGCCATCTCGGCCCGCTTTCGGGCGTATCCGAGCGTGGCCCAGGCTGAGGCTTGCTGCGGCGTGTAGCTCCACAAGAGCTCGGGCGGGTGCCCCCAGCAGATCAGTTGCTCAATGGCAAAGGCGAGGTCTGATCCAGCCCGTCGCCGAGCAGCGCGACGGGAGCGGGCACCGCTAAAGGGGCGGGTTCCGGCTCATCCTGCGGGAAGGTCAAGCGCAGCGCGGCCTGAAACAGGTTCATCACGGCCGCTGACGGAAAGCCTGCAATCCGCGCCTCGTATTCGGCATCGCCCGGATGCCCCAAGGCGGCGGCGACGAGCGCGGCCATCGCTTCCGGCTGCTCCATCAGCGAGCCGGCGCCGCCCTCCAGCCGCCGCACGAACGCCGGGAACCGCTTGGCGACGCCGGCGAGCACCTTCAGGGAAACGCCGGTGAGCTCGACCTCAACCGGGCCGGCTTTGGTGCCGACGCTTACCGTCGCAGTCGGACAGCTCGGAACAAGGTCAAGAAAGCTAACAGGCATCAGGTCGTGCCGCCAACCGGCTCGCCCATGAAGGCCAGCATCAGGTTGTCGTAAGTGAACTCGTCCATGACGATGTTGAGCGAGGCATTTTTCTCGGTCACGACCTCGAGATCCTTTGCCCGCACGCCGTAGCGCGAAGAAAAGTGCGCCAGCGTTTGGATATCCGGGGTGAATTCAAACGTCGGCACGTTGCCGATATCCCGGTAGGTGACCTCGCCCTCAAGCTGGATCGAGACGACGCCTTTGCCGATGTAATACTGCGACACCAACGGCGAAACGGCCCCCGTGTCGGGATGCGTCAGCGTGCCGAAAATCCCGGTGTCGTCCACCAGGACTTCGCCGGTCAGGGTCAGTTGCCCCCATTCCTCTTGTATCAGCCCAATGGCGCTCGCCGGGCGAAACATGACCTTTGGAAAGTCGACCTGCAATTGCGGCCCGACCGCATTGGCTCCGACGAACTTCACCGCGCCGATTATCTCGCTCGCGGCATATACGTTGAACGTGCCGGCTGCCATAAGCTGTACTCCCGCTAGGTTGGCTTGTTCTCTTCCTGCAACAGATCGCCGATGGCGCGCCGGATCAGAGCCCGAGCCCGCGGCAGTTGCGCCGCGGCCGGACCGCGCAGAAAGCGCATCGCCTTGATGTGCGGCTGGTGCCGCAGATACGCGCGAATTGTTGCGCCGTCGCGCCGATAGGCCCGCACCTTCACCATGCCGCGGCGCTTCGCGCCGGGCGCGCCGTATTCGAGCGCGCCAAACCTAGCTCCGAGATTGTTCTGCCCACGCAGCGCCCGGACCCGCCCGCGTATCCAGGTCGGGCCTTCGTCGAGATAGGCGTGCGTCTGCTGGCGCAATGTGCCGGTGCGTACCGGCTCGGCGGCTTGAACCTTTTCCAGAAGCTGGTGCGTCAGTTGGGCGATGACATCTTTTAGCCGCGCCCGCAGCTCCTTGGGGAATTGGTCGAGCCGCGCCACTATCCGGCCCGTCTGGCTCTCGTCGATGCGGACCTCGATGCCGCCGCTCACGCGGCGATGTCCTCCAGTCGAAAGGCGTATTGAAACGTCAGGGTGATGTCGATCCGGTGTTCTTTGGCTTCCGGGTCGGGCGGCAGCACGACGCAGCCGTCGTAGCGGATCCGGCCGTTGGTGCCGGTCGCATTGCGCAAGGTGCTGTCGCTCAGCACCGCGGCAACGATGGTGCTGCGGTATCGCGAGAGCAGCACGCCGGCATCCGCGGTGCCGCCGGCCCGCACATAGACGCTGACGCCCGGCGACAGCTCCATCCGCTGCAATTCCGAGTGCCGCACCGTGCCCGGCTGGTCGAGCAGCGTCTCGATGCCGTCCTGAACAATGACCGCAGGCCGCGCATTGCCGGGCACGTCGAGCGCATTGCGCACCACCGCATTGATGCCGCTCGTTGCCGCGCACAGCGCCGCCAGTCGCGACAGGATCACTTCGCGCGTATCAGCCACGGCAGAGCAAATTCACCCGGCACAGCTCGCCGCCGTAATACTTCGGGGCGATCTGCGCGATGTTGCTCGGGTTGCCGTCGATCAGGATCACGTCGTCGCGGGCCGGCAGCCCGAAGCTGCCCAGCCCGGTCGGCGAAACCACCACCTGGATCTCCTGCGACTCGCCGGGTTCCAGCGACTGCGGCCCGAACGCCTTCACCGCAGCCGCGCACTCGATCTCCTCCGAGACCGTGGTGCCGCCGGTCGTCGGGTCCACCGCGACGTGCTGCAACGTCACGCTCTGCCCGTAGCCGGCGATCGCCGCGTCGAGCCGCGCGATCAGCACTTGCGGCGTCATACCGACCAGATCTTGTAAGGCGCCAGCATGTCGCGAGCGCCGGGCGGGATGGCGCCGCCGCTGGTGCCGGCACCGGCGTCGCCCGCATAAACCTGACTGATCAAGTCGGGGACCGTCTCCGACCGCAACGCCGGGTCGCGCCCCACCGCAAACCACCGCACCGTCAGCCATTCGAGGCAGGCGCCCTGCACGTCGGCCGGGATCGGGTCGAAGCCGGCCGCGTATTCCACGGTCACCAGCGCTGCACCCCATGCACTCGGCACCAGCGCTGCATCAAGCCGGTAGATCGCGCCCCCCTCGGGGAACACTTCCAACAGCGCCGCATCGAGTGCCGCGCCGCCCTCCGTGACCGCCACCACCGGCACCCCGCTGTCATCGATCATGATCGGGTATTGCCGGGTCACCAGCGGCTCGCCATACGTGCCATACGCATCGCGCAACTGGTCGCGGTAGGTCTGCACGACGAAGATGCGATCACAGTAATTGTTGATCGCCATCGAGGTTGCCTCGATCTGCGCCGTCAGCGTTGCATCCTGGGAGGTGTCGCCGGCGTCGATGCCGAGCGCGGTCTTCGCATCATCGAGGCTGACGAGCGCCATGCTCGCGGCCGGAGTCACGACCCGCGTTATGCGATAGCCGTGCCTCATCGCAGCTTCGCCAGCACCGGATATAAGTCGCAAGCGAGCCGGGTGCCGTCGCCGAGGCGCAGCGTCAACAGTCCCTCGCCGTCGACCTCGAGCGCTGCCGGCGAGACTCCCGGCATGCCGGGGTAGCCGCGCTCGCCTTGTGGGCCCGGTGCGCCGGGCGGGCCGGATTTGCCGTGGGCGGCCAGCAATCGCCAATTGGCACCGGGACACGCCCCTGGCGCCTCGCACAGCGCGACAAATGAACTCCCGTCACACATCACCACATCGAGCGCTCGATATGCGCTGGCGGCCTTCCAGGCGCCTCGAAACGTGGGTGTGCGCCCATCGGCGCCGCGCTCGGCAACGCAGCACCAATCCTCGTGCGGCGGTTCTTCGGCGGTGTCCCGCATAGCGCACCAACTCGAACCGGCATGAGTGACGAGATCACTCTCGTAATGCACGCCGCGCTGCCATGCTTTTGGTGCGGCAAACTTACCAGGCGGGCCAGCCTCGCCGCGCGGACCCACAGCCCCCTCAATGCTCTCGCCGGGCGGCCCCTGTGGTCCGGGCGGGCCTTCAATGCTCTCGCCCGGCGGCCCTGGAATGCCTTGTTCGCCGGGCGGGCCCACGACAGCCCCGCCGGGCTCTCCCCTCTCCCCGCGCTCGCCCTGCGGCCCGGCAGGGCCAACCAGCGAGGCAAGCTGCAACGCCGCTTCGGCGCGCCACGCCCGCAGCGCTTCGATCTCCTGCCGCGCCTCGGCCAGCATCGCCGCCATCTGCAACCGCAACTCCCGCTCCAGAATGCCGACAACGGAGCCGAGCTCCGCTGCCAGCCGGTCACGCGGCAAGGCGGCGGTGTTCGTCATACGCAGCGCGGAACGAAGCGAGTTCGCTGGCGGTGGCATCGGCATTATCAGATGGCGGCGTGTCCTGCGGGGGCGGGGTCGCCGGCTGGGGCGATGGCGGTTGCATCTCGCTGCCGTAACTCAGCGGGACGACCTGTTGTTGAACCCTCGGTTCGGCGCCGTGCCCGCCCGGCACGGCTGGAAGGTCTTCCTGCGCCCGCGCCTCGTCGGGACTGTAGATGCCCGAGATGACGCCGCGCGCCAACCCCTCGATGCGCTCACGATAGGCCGAGCGCAGCAAGGCGCGAGTGTCGAGCTCAAGATATTCGTCGGGCACGCCGCGCAAACCGAACAGCAGCCCGAATGCTTCTTCGATGTGATTCAGCGTGAACCCGAGCCCAGTCGCGACCCACTGCTGCATGAGCAATTCGGTGCTGGAGAATGTCGAATTTCCGATGCCGAGCATTTGCAGTGGGATGCGCAGCGCCAGCGCAATGTTCTGGTCGTTCATCTTCAGCGATTCGACCAGTTGGGAGTCTACCGCGCTCGTCTGCACCGGCTGCGCCTTCAGCCCGCTCGTCAGGATCGGTGTGCCGCCGACGTTCTCGCTCTGCGATTGCTCGTTCCACCATGCGCGTAGTTCTTGCGCCTGCTCGCGCTTCATCACGACATCGGTGGTCAGCAGAAAGCTCGGCCGGCTTTGGTTGACGTAGAATTGAACTTGCTGGTTCAGCGCCGCGCCCGACATCGCCAAATCAAGCTGCGCCGCCAGGATCGGCGACTCACCCTTCAGCGGATGCCGCGGCGTATGAAGGCGAACGTGCAGCACGTCGCGACCCGGCACGGGCAGCGATAAATTAGTGAGACCCGGCAGGGACAGAGGCAAATTGAGCCGTCGCTCGATAATTTCGTTGCCCGACAGCGAATAAAAGATGCTGCCATCCTCGGCAACCATCGCGGCGCCGTTTTGCATCAGGTGAAGCTCGGTGATCTCGGCTCGGGCGTTCCGCAGCGCCACCGCATAGGCGTTGCCACACTCGTACAACCGCCGCGTCAAATTCAGCAAGAAATCGGAGATCGATTGATACTCATTCGGGTGCCGCATGATGCGCGACAATGCCGAGTTGGTCACCCGCTCCCTGCCACCGTTATCGAGCCGGCGCCAGTGGTCGCCGCTGCACATCGGCACGGTTTGCGCATAGGCGCTGATGCAGGCTTCCAGCATGGCGCTCGGCCCGCCGTAGGGGCGCACGTTCTGGCCGGATTGCCAGTAGTTCCACGGGCTCCCGGCCGGCAGCCAACCATTCGACAGAAAATATGGCCCCGGCCGCACCGCGCCTTCAGGCACCGACGCCGCGCCCCAACCGAGCACGCGGGTGAGCCAGTTCGCCACTAGAACTGCGTCCAGTAAAAGCTGGAGACCAGAGAAGTTCCGGACCCGAAAACCTCCAGACAGACCGACTCCCCTGGGCCTGTCTTTTCCGCGGTATATGGAATGCGATTAACCAGTTCGCCACTCGATGGAATCGCCATCTTCGGCAGGATAATGGTCTTGCCGGTAGCGCAGTTGACGCCGGAGCCGGATGATATCTCGAATTGCAAATCCTGCCCGGCCGCCGATCCGTTGCGGACAATCATATAGCCGCAGAGATAAATCCGTTGGTTCGGTTTCCCGGGCACTTTGGCGCTTATCGCCGAGGGCGCCGTCGTCAGGTTGGTCCGGACCTGGTCGCACATCTTCTGCGCCGCCGCCGCGCCTGGCAGCAGCAGTAACAGCGTCGCCGCCAGCAGCGCCCGCGCGATCATCGCGTGGTGTATCCCGTGCCCGAGGTGCCCGGCTTTACATCCCGCTCTTGCGCCGCCCCGCTTCTGGCTTCGCCTGGCGGCACTGCCTCGCCCGATTTGATCGCATTAGCCTCGGCCTGCGTCGGCGTCGGCTGTTCCGGCGGGGAGGATATCCGCTCGGCAATCTGCCGGTCGGTTTCCTCTTTGAATGCCTTGGCGTCGAGCCGCCGCTCGGTTTCCGGGGTTGCCGGTGCCGCGGTGGTCGCGGTGCGGCGTGATTGCGTGCTTTCCATCATTTCCTCCGTGTTTCGGATGATTCGGTGCTCGCTGCAGCAACCGCCACGGCATTGGACGGTGGCGCCTCGGTGCTGCCGGCGTCATTGCTCGCGGTGACGACGCAGGTAATGGAATGCCCGGCATCGCTCGCCGCCACGACGTAGCTTTCGCCAGTACCAGCCACATCCGCGCCGTCGCTTTTCCAGACATAGGCATAGCCGGTCGGCTCGCCGTCCCAATTGCCCATCGTGCAGTTCAGTGTGGCACCAACAATGCCGTCGCCGCCGAGGTACGGCACGTCCACGTTGCGCGGCGCCGCCAGGGGTCCAACCTCCTCGCCTGCCGTCTTTTCCTTGATGGCGTCGGCGCGCGCCTGCGTCGGCTGTGGCACATTCGGCGCGTCGGCTTCCTCGCGCGGCTGCCGCGGCACCGTTCGCTCATCAGGAGGTCTGCTTTCCATATTCGTCATCACCCATGAAAAAGGCGGGGCCGCAGCCCCGCCCGTTACCGCAAGGCGCTTATGCCCAGGAAACGCCGCTGCCAATAAACTGCACCATGCCGCTGCGCACCATCGCCCAATTGACGTTGGCGAGCATGCGAATGGCAATTTGGGCGGTTTGGAACATCGACTGAGTCGGCGTTGCTAGCACGCCCGAGCCCTGCGCACCCGTCGCGATGTTCAGGGGCGTCGTGTCCTCCATGTGGATCGTCGCGACTTCCGACACCTCGAACTCAGGCGCGCCAGTGACCGACACGAAGTCCGCAGCATCGATCATATAGACAGCCCCAGCCGTAACACTGGTGCTGGCTATCACGGTGAACATATCCGTGAACTGGGTGCTCCAACCGAACGGTGCGCCGGCCGGTCCCGGCGCAAACATCAATTGATTGCGCTGCGCTGGGTTCATCAGTAGCGCCAAATTGCGGCCCGCATTGGCGGCATAAAACGGCGCCGTGAGCTTATTCAAGTCGCCGAGGAACGCCGCATAGCCGCCGCCCGCGGTGGCGGTGAGCGTCGAGACGCCGTTTGTCAGACCCGCCGGGCGCGTCGTCGACACGGCCACGTTGTCCAGCAGCAACGCATCGACGTTGATCTGGGTGTCGGCGACGATGCTGCTGCGGATCAGCGTCTCGATGTCGGGGTTGCTGTAAGCCGCGATCTCGCGGCTGAACACCGAGATCCCACCCACCTTGTGGGGATACAAGGTAATGCTCGTGGTCCCAAGGCGACGCACCGGGATTGGCGCCGATTCCGCCACGAAGCTGCCGCCGATGCTGGGCGTCGTCGCGCGCGACGGAATCTTAATCGCGCCGCTATTTGGCCCGAAATTCAGCGATGTGCCCATCGCCGCGAGCTTCGGGAACACCTGATTGGGCATAAGGCTGTTGATGAACTCGCCCTGCGCCAGTTGCACCAGTTCCGACGCCCAACCGGTCGTCGTCGTGGTCGCCCCGGCAATCGCCGCGCGGGTGACAATCGCGGTCGGCTCGTGGTCCGGGTAACGCTCGGCCAGCACCGCCTCGACCGGCATGCCCCGGGCATATGCCTGGAACCGTGCCGAGATCGCCCGCAGGTACAAATCACCCGGCGACACGTCCCGGCTCGCCAGCCCGAGCGGCCGGCGCGCCACCATCGGCGGCCCGCCATTGTGGCCCATCGTCGGCGGCAGCACCTCCTGCTGCACGGTGCGCAACCCGATGCGCCGCTCGGTTTCTCGCAACGACGCTAGGCGCCTCTCTTGCTCGTCAATTTCGGCGGTGATCGTGTTCGCCACCTCGATGTCGTGCTCAGGGTCGCGCGTGTGCTCGGCCAGTTGGTCACGCGCCGCGTTTAGCCGGCCCTGCCGATCCTCAATCTGCCTACTGATGGTTTGGTCAGTCATGGGTGTTCCCCTCGATAGGGGCTTCATCACGGCTTGCCCGCCGGTTTTCACCACGTCCCGCCTCGTTACGGCATGCTCGCCGAAGGCCAGGGTTATGGTGTCGTCCGAGATCCCGAGAGATCGCGCCAGTTGCAGTGCCGCCGGGTTCGCCGGGACACTAACGATGCTGGTTTCAAGAAGCTCTTGCTTCAGATAGCGCGTGCCGTTCCACGGATTCTTTGGATCGATCGGCACATTCTCGATAGATTGAAAACCCACGCTAGTCGCGCGGAGAACGTTTGCTTCAATCAGCCGTCTAACATCATCGGCCAGTTGCGTTGTGCCTGGCGCCACCGGCTCGAGCTCAGCCATGAGCTTGCCGGCGTCAACCCGAATATTTCGCCAAGTGCCGATCGGCGCGTTGGCGTTGTGGTTAAACAATGCAATTGGATTTTGCTTAAACCACGTGAGTTCCCAACCGTCGGGCTCGATGATGTCGCCGTAGCGGTCCACCGTGGCGTCCGAGAGCACATAAGAAAGCGCCCCGTCCACCTTGCCGGCGGCGGTTTTGCGTACCAGGGTCATGCCTAGTTTCCCGTATGCCTCGTCAGGCGATCATTGCCTGCACGTCGAAAACCGGCGCGGCGGTCGGGTTCAGCGACATGCGGTCGACGGCGTTGATCAGCGCCGCCCACGGGTCGATCTTGGCGTCGCCGGCATTCTGCTTGGTGGCGCGGATCGCGGTAGCGGTGGGCTCGATCTTCACGTTCCCGACGCACCAATCCATCAGCGACGAGGGCGCATGCACCAGGGCGCCGCTAACGAGCCGCCGCTCGGCGGTCTTGATCGCCCCCATCAGCCGGTAGCCCTGCCCGACGCCGATCAGCATGCCGTTCTCCAGCGTCACGTCGATCGCCGCGAGCTCGTCGACCAGCTCCCCGATGCCGGCCGGATCAACCGCGACGCAGGCCAAGAGCCCGCGGTCCTTGATTGCCTCGATGTGCGCCACGATCGCCGAGAGATCGGCGAGCTCGTCGTCGACGATGGTCAGCTCGCCGGCGTCGGCGAAATCCTGCAGCACCGCAGCGATCGACAGCCGCCGGTCGAGTACGCCCTCGTGGCACCAGGCATGCGACCACGACAGCCAGCGATGCACCCGCCGAGTTTCGCCCTCGCCCTCGTCGACGTCGCTTTCCTGGCGCTCGCGGCCCAGCACCGTCAGCCCGAACAGATCGTCGAGCCCGCCGCCGTCGACCCCAACCACCACGACTTCGCAGCGGTCGAGCAGCCGGTCGAGCGAGAGCCCCGGCTCAACCCGGCCCGACCAGTAATCGGCGCCGGCCCAGCGGTCGGAGCGCAACGCCAGCCCAACTTCGACATTGAGGTGCTGCGACGCCCAGCGCCGCAGCTCGGCGTTGCCCTTCAGCTTCGCGGTGGCGAACTCATCCTCGAGCCGCGCCAGCGTCACCGAGCGGCCGAGGTTCGGCATCACCATCGGCCAGTTGACCGGATCCGACCAACCGCTGCCGGTCATGATGTCGCGCGGAAACTCATAGAGGATCGGCAGCATGGCACCCGCCGCCCGCCCGTCTCGGATGTCCCGCGCCATCTGCAACTCGGCCAGAAATGCGCCTTCCGGCCGCTCATCCGATTGCGTCGTGATGAACACCAGAAACGATTCCGGGATCGGCAGCATGCCGCCGCGGATCTGCCCAATCACCCGCGCCGCCCGCGCGCTTTTCGATATCTCGTGCAGCTCGTCGAGCAGCACACCCGCCGGCTTCACCCCGGTCAGCACCTTGGCATCGAAGGTCTTGATCAGCAGTTGCGCCTTGGTGCGCCGGTCGGTGATCGTCTTCAGGTGCTCCTGCACAAACATGCGCTTCTGCAGGAACCCGTCCGGGTCGGCCTCGATCATGCCGGCGGCCTGATCGAACGCCAAATCGGCGGTGATCTTGGTCGGCCCAATCAAAAGAAACTCGGCCCGCGGCCGCCGGTTCATCAACAGCGCCGTCACCATCAGCGCCGCGCCATAGGTCGTCTTCGACTGCTTCTTCGGCGTCAGGCAGAAGACCTCGCGCACCTGGCGCTCGCCGTCGTCTTCGACGGAGCCCATCAGCGCCCGCACGATGTTGCGGAACCAGTCGCCGGCCGCGTCAGCCAGTGCCGGCCGGCCGATCACATCGGGCAACCGCAGCTTGTCGAAGATCGCCACCGCGCGGCCGGCTTCCGCGCTGTCGAGCCACGGCAACGGCGGCATCAACGTCTGCCCCCGCCGCAACCGAACTTCCCAATCCGGCAGCGCGAAGGGCGACATCATCGGCTAATGGACCAGATGGCCCCACTCATTGCCGCGCCCGGCTTCCTCGGACGCGACCTGCGCCTGCTCCTTTTTGCCCAGCGCCTCGGGCCGTGGCGTCGTAACCGGCGCCGGCGCGTACTCGCTCCAGCCGGCCCGCACCTTCAGCCAGAAGATCGCCGCCGTGACCGCACCGCCGCCGCTGCCGGTGGCAATCGTGAAAAGGTTCTGCGCGACCCGCGTGTTCGCCTTGACGTGCCCGACGTCGAGCTCGTCGCGGTAATGTTCGCGCAAGGTCTTCCCGCTAATGCCGATAACCCGCGCGATGTCCTCCTCGGGGATGCCAAACCCGGCCATCGCCTCGACGCTCTTGCGCCCGTTCTCGGTCGGCTCGTGCCGGTTGCGGCCGTCGCCTTCCTTGACGCCCTTCGGCCGTCCTGCGCCCGGTCTTGCTCCGCCCCTCGGCATCTATGCTCCTTGCTGCTGTTTCAGAAAGAACTCAGGCACCGGCGCGCCGGCTTTGACCCGCTTGCCCACCGCCGCCACCGCGTCGTGGTAGCTGCCAAGGCTGTCGGCGTCTTCGTCGTAAGGAACCCGCTCGGCCGCAACCGCGGCGAAGCTGCGCCCCTCGTTTTCGAGCATCGCCTCTTCGCCGGTGAAGCTCTGCCAACGCCGCACCGCGACGTCGACATAAGCTGGCGAGAGCTCGATGGCGTAGCAGGCGCGGCCGGTCATCTCGGCGGCGATGATTGTCGTACCGGAACCCACGAAGGGGTCATATACGGCCTGGCCTAGCCTCGAATTGTTCTCGATCGGGCGCTTCATACACTCGATCGGCTTTTGAGTCCCGTGGCCGCTCGTGGAATCGTCTTTCTTACCGCCCATCGGATTGTGATTGGCGATCGTCCAAAGTGTTGTTTGCTTGCGATCTCCGGCCCATTTCCCCCTACCGCGCACCCCGTACCAGCACGGCTCGTGTTGCCAATGATAATCTCCGCGCCCGAACACAAAATGCTGCTTGGCCCAAACTATTTGGGAGCGCATATGGAACCCGCCCGCCTCAAGGCTGGCCTGCACGATGGCGCTATGAAGTCCGCCGTGCCAAACGTAGGCAACCGAACCGGGGAATAGCTGCCAAGCCGGGGACCAATCAGCGCGATCGTCGTTCTGTACCGTGCCGACAACCGATGGCCCGAAACGATTGGTTTTCAGCCGCCATGCCGGGTCGTACCCCACACCGTAAGGCGGATCCGTCACCATCAAGTGCGGCCTGGTGCCGCCCAGCGCCGCCGTAACCGTCCCCGCATCCGTGCTATCGCCGCAGACCAACCGGTGCCGCCCCAGCAACCAAACGTCGCCCAGCACGCTCGCGGGCCGCGCCGGAGGCTCGGGCGCCTCGTCGGGATCGGTCAACCCGGCGCTCGGCGGCGCGAACAGCGCCTCGAGCTCCTCGGTGCCAAACCCCAACAGCCCCAGGTCCACTTCGAGCCCGCGCAGCTCTCCGAGCTCCAGCCGCAACAGCCCGTCGTCCCAGCCGGCGTTCAGCGCTAGCTTATTGTCGGCGATCCGGTAGGCGCGGACCTGCGCCTCGCTCCAACCCGCCGCCACCATCGTCGGAACCGACGTCAACCCCAGCTCAGCCGCCGCCAATACCCGGCCATGCCCGGCAATCAGCGCGCCACCCTCGTCAACCAGCACCGGAACCGTCCAGCCCCATTCCCGGATCGACGCGGCCAGTTGCGCCACCTGTTCCGGCGAATGGGTGCGCGCATTGCGCGCCGCCGGCACCAGCGACGACAGCGGCCGGCGCTCGACTTTGTCAGCCGGCCACAAGGTTTTCATGCGCGGGAGCCCCACCAAAGCAAAAAAATCTGCGCGTGGA